CTTAGGACCTTTAACATCAGCAACAGTTAATGGTGTGTCACCCTTTGCTTTACGGAGATAAACAGGCACATCAGATTTGCGAACTGTTTCCAAAAGTCGGTCAGCAAAAGAAAGGCTCTCTTTAACTTTCTTTTTGCCACGGAGAATAGCAAAATCTTGAGAATCAATCTTATCATTATTGTTGGCATCAATTCTATGTTGATTACCTTTGAGTTCTTCTTTCATACCTTTATCAGCAACAGCCTTTTTCATAGATTCTTTTTTGTTACCATCTTTATCCATATCTAAGAAATCTGGCTTAGCCGCTTCTTTCATCTCCTTGTCCTTTGGACCTTTGAGATTATCAACAGGAGATTTGGTCTGGTCTTTTTTAGCTTTGGCAGAGTTACCATAACTACTACCATAAACTCTCATACCCGTGGACGTAGGTTCTTTAATCGGAGAAGATTCTGTCAATGTAGTAACATTAGGTACCCAAGGTACTCTACCGCCTTCGGCCGGAGTCTTAGGAACCGGTTCAGGTTCTGGTTGGGTTTGTTCTAAAACCTTATTAACAGCGTCAATCATTGATTGGCTTATCTTGCTCTTTGTAAACATTTTTTTCTCCGTTTATTTCTTTTTCTTTTTTAAAAGATTATCTACTCGAACCTTACTATCAGCAGGAGTAACCAATGGTTCTTTGTTGGTTGCGCCACCTAGAGTTCCACCGACACCCATATCATTGGCTCCCGGATCATCTATTGCTTCTTTTTTAATTGTTTTTCTAAATCCTGTGAATGACTTTTTCTCATTCAATGGATTTGGTGAAACTCCTCTAGGCATTGCTGTACTAGCTGGACTAGAATTACTATATTCTTGGCTTTCGCTATATGTTTGGTCACCCAAACCCGCTCCACCAGTTAAACCAGTACCATTTGTTCTTGTATTAATCTCTGAACCTAATCCCGCTGGAGTTCTAACACGATTAGCACTTAATGATTTGTCGCCAAATTTTAACCTTTTTTCTTTGTCCTTGTCTTTGCTGAACTTGGTTTCTTTTGGTTCGGGGTAGATTTTGACTTTGATGTTCTCGGTTTCGCTTTCTGCGTAGACACCGGCGTTTTGGCCAAAGGTGTAGGTTGTTCCGTTGGGGTTTTTTCTTGGGAAGGTGTTTCCACGGAGGTCGTCTCCGTTGAGGCCACTCGCACCACTTCGGTTGTCTGGCTTAATGTCGGCTGGTCCTTTGGCTGCTGGGATTGCTTGGGTTTTAATTTTAAGAAATCGATTAGTGCTTTTAACATTTTTGTTTTCCTTGAATACCGTATCTATTTTATAATTAATATACGACTTATGATTGCGACTTAACCAATCGGTTGCCGTTTCATTAGTCAACCTTGAATCTAAAAATTCATTAGTGGATTCATAGACTTTATGAATATCCTGTTCTTTACTAGTAATATCACCAGTATTATCAAAAGGAACAAAGCATTTAAATGCCTCGGTGAAATATTTAGTATTTCTCTGTGACTTAGCCCATTTATCTTGTCTGACTGATTCTACCATCATTCTTGATAATAATGAGTTTCTTTCTTTTGATGCGTCATCGGAAGTATCAACAAAAACCATTTGAGTTTCATAACCCAATTCTTCAAGTTGTTCTTTAATATGAGCAATCTTTTCGTTGTCATCCGCAGGTCCATTAATAATAAGTGGACCACGATTACGGATAGCCTCTCTACGGAAATCTTTCGATTGCTCTGATAACTTCTGTTTGTCACCCAAGTAATCAATGGCTTGGACAAAATTGAGTTCTACGATACGGCTTTCGGAGATGGCTTCACGGATAACAATATCTTTACCTGAACCAGGACCACCAGTTACAAAGATTGCTTTGAAAATACCACGGTCAACATCTTCGTGTATTCCCATACCTTTACGGGTGTCATTCATGAGTTCTTTTGCGTGTGCATCTGAAACATGAGCAGGAACACCTTTACGGAATTCTTTAAAGTTTCCACTCTTAGCATGCTCTCTCATTTTAGTACCAGACATACCTTCAGAACCTTCGGAATCAGGATCTCTCTGTCCAGCAGAATGAACAGTAATTTTCTTGAAATGATATGGTACACGACCTTCTTTATTAGGCTTACCGTTGTACTTGTTAAGAGCATTTTTGTATTCTTGTACACGGTCGGAACCAGCAACAACATGAAGGTGAGTTACGCCGGATCTGTGTAACTTTTCCGCATGTTGAAAAATGGATGGATGTTCTTTGTTTGAAGCTTCAATATTAGTACCAGGTGAATATCTTTTAATATGTTTAATTTTTTGTTCGCTGGATAACGGATTCTTTTTGGAATCCTGTGTATGTGATACAATAACATGATGACCTCCAACCTTATCAGCAACTTCTTTAACTTTATTAATAAGTTTAAGGTGTCCTGTTGTTGGAGGATTCATCCGGCCAAAAGCCATTACGGCATGTTTACCTGATTCTTTTTCTTCGACTAGTTCTAAAAAACTTTTCATATTTTAATGTTCACTAGCCGGTGTGACACTAAAAACTGAAGTATCATTTTTAAATGCATTCGAATTTGTTTTTGGTCTATAGTGTGCTAACTTAGTGTGTGAACCATTTTTTTCAACTTTAGAAATTGTGACGGTCGATCCACCTTCTCCTCTATGTACAGCATATTTTGTTTTTTTATCATTAAATATTTTGTGTAATGGTGATTCACTTCCTGAAGTTACCGTAGCTTTAACTTTATCTTTTTTTTCACCCCTAACAGAAATTTTTGAATATGGCATAGTTGTTTCTGGAGTTAAATGGTGTTGTAACATTTTACCAACCAACTGATGACCTTCGTTTCCCGTATGATTTAATAAGTGGTGTAAATGATCATGAAATTCTTCTGCAGTTTTTTGATGTACAGGTTTAGCTAATTCATTTGCTTTGAGTTCTAATGTGGAACCTTTTTTAACGCCTTCTTTTTCCCTAACTTTATCCAAATGTCTGCCACGTTCAGCAGCAGATACACCTTCAAAACCCATTTTTTTATGCACTCTTTTGAGTCCAGTTCTTGCAACAGAATCAGTATTTAATTTCCTTGTGGAATGATCCAACATACCACCCACATGAATAGATGGATTTTTTGTTGGTATATTTTTTGATTTTTTTGAAGATTTTAATGAAAACCCATCATAATTACTTTCTTCATCATGTCCATAGGATTCATTCAAAGATATTTCTTCTTTTAATTTTTTAGGTACATATGAGCGCACTGCCACATCCGAAGTATTTTCTTGGCCATCATTGTGTTTACCTTTTGTAAAACGGCCAATATCTCCAGCTTTTGATGTATGGCCAACTTCACCAATTTTAACATTCGGTCCATATTTTTCTTTTAAAGAATTTAAAGCTGCATCCGCAGCTACTCGACCATGATGAACTCTCACACTAACTGCTTCCGGATCTTTTCCGGCACCTAATTTTTTTATTGCGGATTCATGTGGTGCAACATCTTTTTTATGTTCTTTTGAACCAAAATTATTATGTTGATTATGCATGTGGCCAAGAAGATGAACTATAGTAGAATGCTCGGTTATCTTACCAGCAGAATCGTTGTCCAATTCTTGATGTTCTTCATTTAAATTTTCATGTCCGTCATTTTCATGGCCAGATTTTTCCAATTCACTTTTAGAAGGTTCTTTAGCTCCGTGACTCCATTGTACAAGTTTTGTGATGCCATTTAAATTTTTATTATAAAATAAAGCATGACTTCCTTGAGGATTATTAAATACATGAACATCAATATCATGGCCATCCGATGTTTTATATGAATGAAAAGGCTTCAAACTACGGAAATCATGGCCACTACCAAAGTTTTCTTTTAATAATCCAGCTCTTTCCATATAAATTTTATGTTGTAATGATGTCATTTTCTTACCTTTAACAAATTTTGTTTAGCAAACTCGGCACGATTAACCAACTTAGTAGGTTCTTCTTTACCGCCTTCTGGTTTATGGTTCACCACAAAACCCTCAGGTTTAGATTTCTTACCATCAATATGGTGGTGATATCTACCTTCATGAGTTTCTAATGAGTTAACCAAAGCGTTTTTAGCCTGATGTAAATGATGGTGCATGGAGAATAGATTGCCGTAATGTTCTTTATTCTTTTCAATATGAGCAACCTGTTTATCACCTTCACCTGTATGTGCAGCTTTTGCTTTATCAGTAGATACTTTAGCCGCTTTCTTTTCGTAATGAGCAGCAACATGAGATTTAAATCCTGCAACACTCGGAACTTGGTCTGTTCTTACTGTATGATTTATGTAGGTTGATAAATGACCAGCTTCTCCAGAATGCTTTGGATGAATAGCATCATACATCTTATGGCCTTGTGTATCGTGTATATCTTTGGCAGCTGCCATGTGTTTCTGAAATGTCTTTTCATTTTCATCTGAATGTTTTACTTTACTTGTGTCATGTTCAGCACCATGTAAATGGACATCCGGATGTTCTTTGAACTTACTCATATCGGGATGAGGAGAAACAGACATATTACCAATATCGGATCCGTGGTATTGTTGATGTACAACTACACCAACTTTAGATTTCTTAATTTTATCAGCCTCACTCTTTTCTTTAGGAGTATAAGTGATTGTATTGGGTGTAAATGATACCTTAGAATCTTTGGCTTCTACAATATAACTCTCATGGAGAGTTTTAGTGTCGGCATGGTGCATCAAATCGCCTTGGTATACACCAGTTTTAGGTGATACTTTTGGCAGATGTTTTAAAGCGTGTTTAAGTGTTTTTACTAAACCTGGTGCATGACCATGATTCTTTTCAATATCTTTATCTGTATGATTAATCTTAGGGGTTTTGTTGAAAGCCGACTTGGTGGCCACAAAGAATTTGCCATTTTTAGGATGATGACCAAAAACGATTGATGGAGAACCATCATATTTCATTGTTAGGTTACTGTTTTGGTGTCCAGAAGTGATATGTGCATGAGCTTGGTTTAAAGCACCAAAAGCGTGTTCAAAACCTGCATGGCCGTGCATTAATGGCCTATCTTCAGCATGATGAATATGCTTGAGTTCAGACCTGGACTCAGTTTCTTCTTTTAAAAAGCTAATAAATGATTTCATTGTTTTCCTTCTAGAGTGCAACACACTATGGTTGCCTGGTTTACTTATTTATACAACATCCAACCTTTCTGGTCCAAAA